GCTCACCCTAAGGTGTGCTTCGTTGAGAGAGCCAGTGCGTCTGCACACGCAGCAACTATGGAGTCGCGCTGTAAGGCGGCGGCTTCACAGTCCATGGATTGCAGCACTGGGAGCGGAATGCCCCAGGCACGAACCATGTCACTACATGTGTGTTCACACTGAGTTTGCTGGCTGTCCGAATATGACTCTAGTAGTCTATACTTGGTGCCAGACCCCAACAACTTGCCGTCAAGCAGTCCCCGCTTGGCAATGTTAGGAAGATTAGAGAAACCCGGAACGTCTACAAAGGATTTCCCCAGCGCATGCAAATTGGCCATCACGAAGTCGGCCGCTGTGTCTGCGCGATCTGACATGTGAACGTCAGATCCAAGTGTCGTAAAAATCTTGCAAGGATTGCGCACAAACACCGGGATAGTGGTGCCTGCGCAAAAGTCTGAGTCAAAAACCCGTGTGGCAGCAACCTCAGGAGGAACATTGACACGTACCAGTTTGGCCTGGCACCACTCAACGTTCATCCAGTGGTCGCGCTCTATGAGTTTGAGCTCATGACCGCAGTCCAAAAAGAAATCTACAAGATGTGCTTTTATGATGTGCACGTCATCAGGATGGACATAGATATTCATGTCGTCCCCGTCATTCAAAACGTCGGAACGATTGATCTTGTGACGCGCAACAAAGGCCCAGAACATGGCCAGCATGGCCATGCAGTTTCCGAAACCAGTGTGCATATCACCAGACATTCTACATCCGTTCAACATGAAGCTGAACATATCCTTATAGGTACCGCGGTTGTGAATGAACCAGTCTTCTATCTGCGCAATCCAGCTCATTACAGCCGGTTTGTTTTTGAAACACAAACGAAAGAACTCCCACTCAGCACGCAGCAATTGTTCGGTACAGTGCACGTCCATACCGGTTAAATCCAATTCAAAGATCACAGGAAAAACACCCCAGCGGTGGAAGAACGCCATACACTTGTTGTGATGAAGAACTCCACGCTTGACCTGATTGAGGCATTTCCCTATGGCCAAATTCTTGAACTTTGACGATCGACAGTTCCAATACTTTTTAAAGTGCTTTCCGGGCGTGGTACCCTTGAGA